TTTCTCAACTCAGGGTATGTATCTGAGTTTACTTTTTGTATAACTTTTTTAATATAATAAGTTTTAGATAAATCTAATTCAAAATCACCAAAGTTACCTAAAAACTCCTTATCGCCATTTATTTGAGTTATAGTAAAAGTATTGACGACTGTATTTGTCAACGTGCTATACAACTCAAATCTATCTCCAACTAAAAACTCATGTGAATCCAATAATGTAAATTTATACATTACAGATTGTTTTTCTATTTTTGAGACGCTATAAGAAGCACGTACATTACTAATCCAAGAAGTTAATTTTGGATCATTGTCATAATATTCACCAAATGATTTTATAGTGACATAATCTCCGGGGGAAAAATATTGTGTTTCGTAGTTCTCAATATCATTTAAAACTTTTAATAGTTTTACTGTCGTTCTAATGCCGGTAAATGGATTATCAATGTAAGCATAATTTCCATAGTTCAATGTGGTTTTTTCAGGAATGCTATAAATTACATTAGTGCATCCTAAAAATTGATTTACAGTTTTTGAAGAATAACTTACCGTAATTTTATCACCAAATGAATCAAAATAATCAATTGTTCCAGATTCAGGAAATCCTATTGTAGAATCAACATTTATTGTTGACGCATTTGCAGATACAAATTCTGTTGTTTTGGTTCTTCCAGTAACCTCAAACTTACCTGTTATTGTGGAAGAATCTATTATAAGTCTGTATAATCTTGTATTGTTTATTTCTAAAGTTTCTACAGAACTTATAGAGGCAATAGATTCAAAAATATTTAGAGCATTATCTCTATTTTGAACTATAGAAAGAGTTTCAAGTTCAGTTAAATCTTCACCTTCAATGAATTCTACAAGTAATGCTTGAGATGTTAAATACTCAGCATCTGAAGGTTTTATTAGATAATCTTGCGGTTTGATGACTTTTACATTTTTATTATAAAGAATCTTAAATAATACTTTAAAAGCGTCTTCAGTTCCCTTTGAGCGATAGAAATCAACAATTCTCTTTAAGAAAAGTGTTTGATCAAGACCATCAGTAAGAAGAATATTTTCAAATCCTGGAGCAAACTGTGACTTATTCTTGAATAGAAGTTCTTTCAAAAATAAGTTACTTAAGTTATAAACTAGAGTTCCATTTTTATGAGAACTAGAAGTTGAAGTGGAAAATACTAAAGAAGATGATTGTGATTTTCTATTGTAACCTTCTATACCACTAAAACCACGAACACATCCCAAAAATGAAGTAGATGTTTTACTGGTGTATGTAATTATTTCATCATCAATTTTTAAAAGACCATATCTACTAGGCCATCCTAAAGTAGATGATACTTTGATTTCATCGTCATATTCTTCAATTGCTGATGTCAAAGTAGTAGATTCAATCAAATCTTCAGTATTGAATATATCTGGATTTTTGTATTCTGGAATATTTTCAACAATATCTACAGAAGAACCTTGGAATTCTTGAGAAATGTAATATTGTTTCAATAACTGAACAAATCCATCATTCTCTTCAGATAAAAGAAAATTTGGAATTTGACTTTCAATAATTTGGTTGATTTCTACTTTTTGAATTTGCTTCTCAATCATTTTTCTCTCGTATACTTAATTGTAGATGGTTTATAACTTGATGTTACTGTAAAGTTAGTTCCAGAAAGATTTTGTCCAGATGAAATATCATCAACAATAAAATCAATATTGCTATTGTTAATATCTAGTTTTGTATATAGATTCTTTAATCCTAATACATCATTAGAATCTGGTGTTGCTTCAATTTCAATTATATTATCATTTAACTCTGTTGAAGTTATTTTTATAGTGTCTATAATTATTTCACCTATATCATATTTTACAGTTCCCACCTTAGATGAAATAATAACTGGTTCATTATTAACAAGTTTAAATAAAATTAAATCACCTCGTGTTTCTGACACTTTTTTATCTGAGAAATACACTGTGTCAGTGCTGCCAGCAATAGTAAATCCAGTAGAACGTATATTATAATTATCCATGCAAACGTAAAACTTATTTCCATAACATAGTTCATATTGAGCAAAGTTATTTACATTTGCCGGAAGATTTCTTCTCATTAATATTCTTGTAATATTTGATGTGATGGCGGCATCACTATCATCAATGATTTTAACTACCTTACTATACTTTATTCTTCCACCAAATCTATTAACATTAACTGAATTGGCGTATGTGTTTAAGTTTGATAATACCTTAGTATTTAAGGTATCTACTTCTGTAGTAAAAGACGGCGAATAATAGACTGCGGAGTCTAGTTCAACATAAAGATATTGCAAGTCAATAAAATCAACTTGTATGCCAGCAACCGAATATGATTTAAGTTTATTCCTCAATGTTCTCTTAGTAAAATCTGAAATAGTATCGCCATTCTTAGGTTTTACTGAAAGTAAAACTTTTCCATATTGAGGAGGATCTATCTCTTCACCACCATACGCAATAACTGCCTCAGCATTTGGAAATAAAGTAGAGACTAGTGCCTCATAGTCACTAGTAGTTACTGCTCTATATTGAGATGCATATATTCTAGGAGCATAATATTTTATAGATTCTACAGACTCAATATCCCCACCATTTTCAGACTTGTTAATGAGTGATACAGGAGATATACCTGAAGAGACATTTTGATTTCTATTATCAACTAAAGAACCAATAAAACTAAATGATGAAACTCCATTACCATTAGTTCCATTTGTGACAATGTAAGAAACATCTACAATATCACCATTTTTTAACTTCTCTCCAAGAATTCCATCTCCAAAAATAATTTGATATCGTTCGTCTTCTATTTCTTGAATTAAAAATATTTTACTTGAAGAGTTTATTTTTAAAATATTATCGACAACCTTATACTCTACTCTTCTTCCATCTCTAGTTACTTTTACTCTAATGCTTGATGTATCAATGGATGGATTATCTAATACAAATTTTTGAGAGATGAGTGAAGTATCTACAGTAAACTGCTGTTGAATATAACTTCCTTCGTATATATTGATGTTATCAAATACAGCGATACCGTCTTTTACTGGAACTGTTATATCTTCAGGTATTGAAAATGTATAACTTGAATTATTAGCAGAACCTGTGCAAACTAATCCACTTTTAAGAGTTAAGGTTCTTGGTGGAATAGTAAAGGAGTTTAAATCGACAAAAAAGAATATGTTAGCAATCGCTGATGTCTTTGAACGTGGAACATATCCAATATTTTTTGCCAAAAGAACAACATTGTCACGTAAAGTTGCACTATCTAAGTACGACTCATTCACTGCCATATTCGTATTGAAGGCAGTTACGTAAGTATTATATGCAAGTATGTCGATGATTATAGAAAAGTTAGAACCCTCAAAATCAAAGTCAGTGAAGTAACTATTTGCTCTCAAATAGTCTTTGATTGAGGTTCTTATCTGGTCAAAATCTAAATTTGTAAATTGGGTGAATGCCATTAGATTCTAGTTGGTGTGAGGAGGAAAGTGGCGGTTTGTTGGGGTAAGTTCTCTCCAACAATATCGTATTTTAGTTCTATTGACAACGAATTATTATCAGCATCTACATCTATAATCAAGTCATTGAAAGAAACTCTAGGTTCAAAGTTACGTATTACAGACTGTATTTCACCTCTAAGAACAGTTTCTAACTTTAAACTGTTAGAGTTTAATTCAAAAAGCAAAGATTCAACACTAGTGCCAATCAAAGGATTAAAAAATCGCTCATTAATGACTGTACGAACCAAATTAAATACAGATTTCTTAATGGCATCTTCATTTTTTAGTATAACTAAGTCATTTGTAACAGGATTACGTTTAAAATTTATGTTAATATCACGATAAACCCTTGAAATATTAGATCTTTCTTGAATTGGCATCTTGAAAACTGGTTTTTTCTATATTTATACTAAAAAAACGGGGTTTTTACGCCCCGTTTTTACTTTAGATTGTCCAGGAATCAAGCACTACAGGTACTTTTACCGTTCT